CTTGACAGCCCCCTGATTTATTTGTAGGGGGGCTTTATCATGAGTTTTCTGCGCCCGGAGCCGGGAAGGCTACCGGGCTTTTTCATGGGCAAGGCGTTAATCTGACATGGCAAACCACCTTCAAAGGGCGCCCAATTTCCCGCCCTACAAAGTGGCGCGGGTTGCTGACCTGATCCCGTATGCCCGGAACTCTAGGACGCATTCAGACGAACAGGTGGCGCAGATCGCGGCCTCAATCCGGGAATTTGGCTTCACCAATCCCGTGCTGGTGGATGGCGAGCGTGGCATCATTGCTGGCCATGGGCGGGTGCTGGCGGCGCGCAAGCTGGGGCTCGATGAAGTCCCGGTGATTGAATTGACGCACCTGACCGAGGCGCAGCGCCGGGCTTATGTAATCGCGGACAACAAGCTGGCGCTGAATGCTGGGTGGGATATGGACCTGCTCAAGGTTGAACTCGGCGGCTTGCAGGCTGACGGTTTTGACCTGGGCCTGACCGGCTTTTCGGGCGATGAATTGGCCGGGCTGTTTGCGGAGTCAACGGATGGCCTAACCGACCCGGACGAGGTGCCGGAGGTGCCTGTCGATCCGGTGAGCGCGCTGGGCGATGTGTGGGTGCTGGGCCGGCATCGGATTGTTTGTGGCGATTGCACGGACGCCCTGGTGGTGGACAAGGCGCTGAATGGCGTCAAGCCGCATCTGATGGTGACGGACCCGCCGTATGGGGTGGTTTACGACGCCGACTGGCGGAACAAGGCTATGCGTGCCGACGGCTCGCCCATCGCTGGGCGAGCCGTCGGCAAGGTTCTGAACGACGACCGAGCCGATTGGCGCGAAGCCTGGGCACTATTCCCCGGCGATGTCGCCTATATCTGGCACGCGGGCAATATGGCCCACATCGTTGCCGATAGTCTGCTTGCAAGCGGCTTTGGAATTCGCGCTCAGATCATATGGGCAAAGAGCCAATTTGTTATTGGGCGCGGCCACTATCATCCGCATCATGAACCTTGCTGGTATGCTGTTCGAGAAAAGCAAGGCGCAACCGGGCACTGGAACGGCGACCGCAAGCAATCAACGCTCTGGCAAATTGACAAGCCCCGCAAAAGCGAGACCGGCCACAGCACGCAGAAGCCGGTCGAGTGCATGAAGCGGCCTATCGAAAACAACAGCAGCCCTGGCCAGGCGGTTTATGAGCCGTTTTCTGGCTCGGGCACGACTATCATCGCTGCGGAGATGACCGGGCGCTCCTGCCACGCCATCGAGCTAAACCCGGCCTACGTGGACGTCGCCATCAAGCGGTGGCAGGACTTCACCGGGCAGCAGGCCACGCTTGAGGCTGATGGTCGGGCGTTTGACGTCATGGCGGCTTCCCGCAATGGCTCGTGAGCTATTTACCCCGACCGACGAACAGCGCGGCATGGTTAAAGCCTTTGCGGCCTATGGCGTCCAGCAAGACGAGATCGCCAAGTATCTTGAGATTGATCCCAAGACGCTGCGAAAGCATTTTCGGCGCGAGCTTGACGTGGGCAGCATCGAGGCAACGTCCAAGGTGGCGCAGAGCCTATACAAAGCCGCGATAAACGGGAATATCGGCGCTGCGATCTTCTGGATGAAAGCGCGCGGCGGTTGGCGCGAAAAGCACGATATTGATGTAACCAGCCAGGGGCAGCGGCTAGGTTATGTCATCATGGCGCCGGCAGAGGCAGAGGACGCCGAATCATGGGCGAAACAGCATCAGCCCCAAACGTAGTCTGGCGCCCCCAGGCAGGCCCGCAAACGGCGCTCCTGACTTGCCCGGTTTTTGAGGTTTTTTTCGGTGGCGCCCGAGGCGGCGGCAAAACTGACGGCATGTTGGGCGAATGGGCCGTTCATGCGGACCGCTACGGCAAACATGCGATAGGCCTGATGGTCCGCCGCACGCGGACGGAATTGCAGGAGACATTCGAACGGGCGCGGGCGTTGTTCACGCCATTGGGCGCGCAATTTACCAGCGTCCCCATGCGGTGCGTGATGCCAGGCGGGGCAAGACTGACCTTCGCCTATCTTGAGCGCGACGCGGACGCCGAAAGCTATCAGGGCCACAGTTACACGCGGGTTTATGTCGAGGAGGCGGGCAATTTCCCCAGCCCGGCGCCGATCCTGAAGCTGTTTGCCACGTTGCGGTCCGGTGCTGGCGTCCCGTGCCGAATACGCCTGACGGGCAATCCCGGCGGCCCTGGGCACCAATGGGTGCGGGCGCGCTACATTGACTTGGAGCCGATGGGTTGGCGCGTCATGAAGGACGATGTGAGCGGCCTGGAGCGGGTCTATATCCCGTCCCGCGTTGGCGATAACCGGCACTTGGGCGCAGATTATGTGGCGCGGCTGCGGGCCAGCGGCGCGCCGCAATTGGTGAAGGCTTGGCTTGACGGCGATTGGTCAATCATCGCCGGGGCGTTCTTCCCTGAATTTGATCTACGCCGGCACGTCATCGCGCCGCGCGAATTGCCGGAGCATTGGTTCCGGTTCCGGTCTTTGGACTGGGGCAGCGCCAAGCCTTTTAGCGTAGGCTGGTGGGCCGTATCGGACGGCGAATTGGCGGACATCCCGCGCGGTGCGCTGGTGCGCTACCGGGAATGGTATGGTAGCACCGGCAAGCCAAATGAAGGCTTGAAGATGACCGCTGAAAAGGTGGCAGAGGGTATCGCGCAACGTGAGGCGCGCGACCCTAAGCCCGAGAATGGCTTTCATGGCGTGGCTGATCCGGCCATCTTCAGCAGCGACGGCGGCCCTTCCATTGCCGAGCGTATGGCGCGCGCTGCCAAGGTTTTCTTCCGCCCGGCGGATAATGCCCGCGTTGCGCGTCAAGGCGCACTTGGCGGGTGGGACCAAGTTCGGGCCAGGCTAGAAGGCGACGAAACCGGGCCGGGTTTGCTGATTTTCAGCACATGCCGCGATTTGATCCGGACCTTGCCGGCGTTGCAGCATGACCCGGACAGGCCGGAAGATGTGGACAGTGACGGCGAGGATCACGCGCCGGACGAGGCGCGTTATGCTTGCATGAGCCGCCCTTGGGTGCGGCAAAAACCCGTGCATCAGCCGGGCGCGATTGTATCGGTTGGCGCGTCAAACACCGCCACCTTCAACGACTTGTGGAAAACCGCGCCGCGCGCTTCGCGGTGGTGATGGAGTTCAAGCCATGTCAATCAGTGCGCCGTTTTCACCCGGCGAGACGCTCACGCTTGCCGTGACGGATGCCAGCAGCAACGCCAGTTTTGGTGCGGCGGGGGCGCAGGCTTCCGTGATCGAGGTGCAGAACCTAGGAACGCTGACGTGTTTTATTGCCTTTGGCGCGACCGCCACCACGGCGGGCTATCCGATTGGCGCGGGGCAGTCCAAGGTGGTCAGCAAGGCGCCAGGTGTGGCGCAGATTGCGGCTATTTGCGCGACCGGGCAAAGCACGACGCTTTACGTCACGGCGGGTCAGGGCCGGTAACTTGGGCCAGCGCATCAACACACGGTTACGGGCTGGCGGCAACGTCAGCGGCGCCGTGTTTGATTTTATGACAGGCGGTCTTGATCCGCGCATTAGCATTGCGCGGGCATCTTCCGCTTGGCACTACAATAGCGCGGGCAATCTGGTGGAAGTCGGCAGCGACGTGCCGCGCTTTGATTATGACCCTGTAACGCTTGCGGCGCGCGGTTTGTTGACTGAAGGCGCCCGGACCAACATCGCGTTACATTCGCGCGATTTCACGCAAAGCGCATGGGTCAAGACCAACATTACCGCCGCGTTGAACGTCACCGGCATTACTGGTGTTACCAATAGCGCTTCTCGCTTGACCGCCACGGCTGGTAACGGGACGGCGCTGCAAACCATTACCTCAGCCAGCGCCACGCATGTCAGCAGCTTCTCTGCCCGGCGCATTACCGGCACCGGCACGGTGGAAATCACACAAGACAACGGCGCGCTTTGGACGGCTATCACGCTAACCGCCGCGTGGCAGCGGTTTGTCATTCCGGCCACGACAATTACCAATCCT